CTGCGCGAGCTTGCCGTTGCTGTCCAGAGTGGCGATGCCGGAGGGTTGGCCGAGCCTACCCTCAATCTGCTCAACATATGCCACATAGTCCGCCTTGGTGGCCATGTCCGTCAGGCTGTAGCTGACATTGATGCGCCCGGCATTGCCGAGCGCGATATGAAAGGAAAAATTGGCTACAAAGTCCGGGCTGTCCTCCGCGCTGGGGATCGTGTCCGGCTGCTCGGACTGCGCGACCAGCATGAGCACCTCGCCGTCGTCCGGATCAGCCGCATAGATACCGATCTGGCGCAGCGGATAACCTGCAGTTAATCCCCGGTTATACAGCGTGACCGGGAGTAGCGCCTGCCCGCTACCCTTATAGACCACATTACTGAGCGTCAGGGTTTGCCGGGCCGTTACCTCAGTCAAAGCCGTCAGCGCGTCTGCGCTCGTATGCCCGTCGCCGCCGACCGCCCGCGTGATATCCAGTGTTGCGCCGGTCTGCAGCTTGGCCATCAGATTGAGGCCCAGCGTGGTGTATACAACGTTATCCCATGTCGCCATTACCGTCTCCTCCTTGGTGTGGGTATAAAGTATAATGCTTGGCCTCGCCGACCATGACCGCGTACCGCTGCCGGACGTCGATCCCGGAGGGATCGTACTGCTCCACGGTGTAGGTCAGGTGCGCGGGCTTGAGCTCGTCGATGCGCGCCCGCAGGGCGGCAAGGTCGAGCGAGTAGATATCATTGAGGTGGATGCGCAAGATAAATGCGTAGTTGCCCGGCTGCTCGATGATTGTGACCTGCTGGCCGGTCATCTGCTCCGCCGCGAGCCGGATATACTCGACGCTGGCCGGGGGCCGGGCGTTACGCTTTGCGAGGAGTTGCTCCCGGCGCAGCTCTGCCGGGACGCTGTCGTTGGACGGCAGGCCAAACAGCCGCTCCCAGCGCGCAAGCGTCCATGTTGCCGAATTGATATAGAGCTGATCCGTGGCGTCGCGGATGGCGGCCTCGGTGCGGTCAAGCTCCGCCTGCTCTGTCCGCAGGAGGTCTTGCATCTGCTCCATCGACCTGACAAACGCGGGCAGCATCTGCGGCTCGTTAAGCATTGAGGGCCACCTCCCGCAGGCGGGCAAATTGCTCGGCGGTCAGTGTGAGCGAGGCCGTCTTGCCGTTAAGCGTGTACGCGGAGATATCCACGATCCCAGGCACGCCAAACATCAGGTCGCCCAGCTTATGGTAGCTGAGCGTGGTCAGATCAAACGCGATCTCCGTGCAATATGACTGGATTACAGAGGCAATCTGCGCCCGCACCTCCGTCGGGTTATACCCGGCCTCCAGCGTCGCTGTGACGCTGATGGTCACGTCCACGGGCACGGCCTTGCTGACCGTGACCGACGCGCCGATGGGGCGTTGCGTCTCGATGTAGGACTGCACGGCGGCGATCAGGGCGTCGTCCGGCTCCGTCATCGCGGCGGAGAGGATGACCACCTTGACCGTGCCGGGGCCGTCCCATACGGGGATGCAGCGGGCCGCGCCCACGCCCGGCACCTGCCGCGCCCAATAGACGTAATGGTTGGCATTGCCGGAGGTGATCGGCTGCCTGATCTTATCGAGCAGCCGCGCCCGGAATGCATCGTCCGTCTCGCCGTCGAGGCGCGCCTCGTTGTACTCCACCGCCTTGCGGTCAAGGTACTCCCCCTCGGCGGTGTCAAGCATCGTCTGCTCGACTGCGTACTCGAGGATCATCGCCCGGTAACGGGCGAGCTCCTCGGCCACGGCCTGCAGGTTATCCGCGCAAAACCCGCCCTGCAGGCGATTGGCGTCGCTCTGGAGGCCGTCCATAAGCCGGGCAAGTATTGACTGCGCGTCGTAATCATAAGGCATAGACCGTGCCCTCCTCGTTGACTGTGATCGTGTCCGTCCCGTAGCCGGTGCGGACGGTAAAAGTGACCTCCACGCCGCTGCGCGTGGAGGTAAACTGGAAATCGCTGAGCTCCTCGATGTATGGATTGACCATCAGCGCCTCCGTGATGTACCGCTTGATCTCGAGGCGCGTCACCTCGCTGCTCATCGGCTCTCCCATGAGGTTGCCGAGCTCGCAGCCATAATCGTCGTCATAGGCCGCGTGTGCGTAACGCGGCGTGCGCAGCGCCTTGTAAATCCATATCCTGATCGCCTCGTTGCCCTCAACCAGATAGGTGTTACCGTCCGGCCCGGTCAGGAGGCGGTTTTGCTCGTAGTCGTATGCATACTCCCGGTAGAGCGGCAGCGCGTCGCTGGCCGTCTCATCCGCAACGTCCTCCACCTCGGCGGTGGGGACGAACGGAAAGATACCGACGTCGTCGCTCATACGCTGCTCACCACCCGCTCAAGGAGGTAAAACGAGTTGCCGATCTGCGCCGTGAGGACGCTGTCGCCGGGATGCAAAATAAATGCCGAGTGAAACGCCTCCAGAAAATCAAAGAGGGCGGCGGGCTCCGGCGCGTCTGCAAAGACCTCCCGCAGCTTGTCGACCGTGTCATAGCCCTCCAGCGTGTACGCCGGGTTGCAGTAGACGTTGCGGGTAATGGCAGCGCCGTTGATGCTGATCCCCAGCGGGTTAACCGTGGTAACGGTCGCGCGGCGCAGGGTGACGCCGTCCGTCCCGTCCGCTCCGCTCTGGCCCCGCAGGGCCTCGGCGAGCTCAACGGCCCATCGTGACATGTGATCCCTCCTCGTATAATTGGACTTACTTGGCCTTATCCTTGTCCTGCTTGTCGATCTCATACTCATCCATTAGATTATTAAAGGCGAGCGTCAGCTGCATCGTGTATTTGCCCGCCTCCCACGTATGGGTGTCCGCCTCGACGTAAAATTTGCCGTACAGTCCGCTGACCGGCTCCTGCACAGCAACGGAGTAGCCGGACACGGCCCGCACGTCGCCGAGGGCCGTGACGCTGCCGGAGCGCTCGAGGCCCCGGAGAAGCGCTCGCGCCTCGGCGGCGTTGTCCACGTCGTCCTGCTGCTTATATACGCGCTGGACAGTGCCGTACTTACGCCGGGATGCCGCGTCCTGCACCGTGTCGACGGTCTTGCCGTCCTTGTCGGTTACGATCACGCGGTTGACGAGCTGCTGTAGGCTCGACTTGTAGGTTGCCTCCGTCAGGTTATAGCTGCCGTCGAGCACCACGCCGCAATACGTCCCCTTGACGATGACCTGCAGCTTGTCTCGCCGCATGAGAGGGATATACTTTTTGCCGTTGCGCTTGGAGGTGGCGGTATAGGCCGCCATAATAGCCTCATACGCCTTTTTACCCAGGCACGGCATATAGACGCTGATGCCGGTCTTAGCGGCGCTGCCGAGCGGCACGCCGAGCTCCGCGCAGATGCTGGCGGTGATGCGCTCCGGCGTGTCGCTGTAGACGTGGTTGACGTCGGATTGATTGACGTACCATAAGAGATCGAGCGCCGTATAGCTGACTGTATGGGAGGAGACGTTGCGCTCGACGTCCATAATGATCCCGTAATAGAGCTCCTTGCCGTCCACCGTCAGGGTGACGGGATCGCCCTCATTGATGCTCACCTTGGGGAGCTGCTTGTCGCCCTCCATGCGGGGGACGGCGAAGGCGAGCTGCCGGGCGACCTGCTTAGTATCGCCGCTCCATGTGATCTTGTCTGCGAGTTGGGATATATCATACTTGCCCGCCGCCAGCTTAACCGTCATGCGGGGATCACCAGCCTCTGCCCGGTGTAGATCAGGTTAGGGTTACGTATCTTATCCCGGTTAGCGTTATATATCTTGGTGTACTTGGCCCCGTTGCCGTAGTACCGCTTGGCGATCGTCCACAGGCAGTCTCCGGTGCGCACCGTATAGGTGCGGGATACCACCTTAACGGCGGGCCGCTTAGTCTTGACCGCCACCTTGACGGTTGGCACATTCAGCTGGCGATACTCCGCCAGCTGAATGGAATACGAGATATCCCGGCTGCCCTCACGGTAGGCAAATTGCAGGCCCTCGATTGCCATCGCCAGATTGACGCCCATGTCCGAGATAATGAGCCGCACGGGCTTGCGGGCGTCCCGCCAGCGCGTGAGGGTGCTGACATAGGATTGGGGGCTGCGGTCGGCGTAGCGGCCAACCGGCGACCCCTGCGCCGGGAAAAAGCCGGAGAGGGAGGTAGAGGCAAGGCCGCGCGGGCCTAAGAGGTTGGCCTCTCCGACCGTGAGCAGCTGCACGTGCTGGTTAAGGCTTGCCGTGTCGATGGCGACCTCCTGCGGGTTGATCGGCAGCACCAGCCGCTCCTTGCGGTTGTCAACGCTCAGCTCAATTGTCCTGCTCTTAACTGGCATATATAGCCTCACCTCCTATGCGATGCTGTTACGGACGGCGAGCACGACGCGCTTGGTGACCGCCTCGCCGATGCGGTCGATATCCGCCTCCTCGCGGACAATGATCTGATCCGCAAGCTTGGGGATGTTGATGTGGATGACGACGCCGCCCTTGCCGCCCTGCGGCTGTGGCTTATCGTCATCCCGCCTGCGCACTTGGCGCTTGGACTGCGGATTGGAGAGGATGCGCGTGCCCTTGGGCAACGCCATGAGCTCCGGGCCGTGCTCACCGACCCACGTCATACCGCCGCGCCAGCTTTGCGTGCCGGTCGCGTTATTGCCCGTCTTGTCGCCCGAGCCAACGCCGAGTTTGTCGGCGATCCAACCGATGCCCTTGGATACGCCGCCGATGACCGTGCCGATCCCGGAGACGATGGGCTTGATGACCGTCCAGACCTTTTCGATGACTTTTTGGATCGTGGGAAACACCTTTTTAACGACCCCCAAAAGCACCCTAAACACATTGATGCAGGCGTCCATGATCGGAGAGATCACAGACCAGGCCGTCGAAAGGACGTCCTTGATGACCGGAGCCGCTGTGCTGATGACGTTGGTGATCCAGCCCATGTTGTCGCTGATGATGCCGATGACGGAGCTCACCTTGGAGCCGATGCCGTCAAAAATGGTCTTGACGACCGGGGCGATGGTCGTGATGACCGTCCCAAAGGCCGAGATCGCGCTGGCGATGATCGGGGCTGTCTGGCCGACCACTGTACCGACCTTGCTGATGACGGAGGACAGCACCGGCAGCACGGACGGCAGCACCTGCTGCACCGTACCGATGATGCTGGAGACGGCGGGCATGACGCTGGAGGCAACCGTGCCGAGCGTTGACATGACCGACCCCCCAAAGGTCTTGAGCGGGGCCATCATGCCGGACAGGCCCGCGCCGATGGACGAGAGCCCGCTGAGCTTGGAGGTAAGCCCAGGCAGCGCGGAGGACAGCCACTGGATGCCCCTGCCGAGCTTGTCGGCTATCACGCCGCCGATCACCTCGATGGCGGGGCCGCACTTGTCGATGATCGTGATTACGCCCTCAAACGCGGGCTTGAGCTTATCGACCATCTTGAGGCCCGTGTCTGCGACAAAGCTCTTGAGCTTGCCCTTGATCGTCGAGAAGAGACCCGCGCCGGTGGTGGCCAGCTTATTTGCGGCCCCACCGTAAAAATTTTGCAGGTCGGCGGCCACGCCGCCGAAACCCTTTGAATCAAATTGTTCTTTGGAGACCTTAAACCCAAACTCTTTTAGTCGCTCCATCTCACCGAGCTTTGCGTCGGCGAGGGCCTCGATGGCGTCGCTGACGGACTTGGTGCCGCCGGACGCCGCCGCCATATCCTCGGCGAGAGTGACGAGGCTCATGGCCTCCTTGGTATTGCCGTTGGCGATGGCAATGGCACGGCTGCCCGCTTGGATGACCTCGCCGGTCTCAAACGGGGTCTTATTGGCGTTGTCGCGCAGGGCCGCGATGTACTTGTCGGTCGTGGCCTTGACCTGATCCTGGCTCATCCCCTTATTGGTCGCGCCGACAAAATGCTCCATTGAGACCTGCTGCTGCTCGAGCTCCATGCCGCTCTTGACCGTCGCCCCAACTCCGGCCACAGCCGCAGCGCCCCCGGCGGCAATGGGGATCGCTACGGCCTTGCCGATGGATTTGAGCTTGCCACTGAGCGACTTAAGTGCGGACGATGCCTTGTCCTTGAGCTTGACCACTGGCGAGGAGACCGTCTTGCCGATGGATTTAAGGCGGCTGCCGACCGCCTTGATCTTGGAGGTGGCGATGTCCTTGACCGCCACGGCGGTGGCGATCTTTTTGCGCAGCGGCGCGTACTGCTTGGATAATTGCTTGGCCTTTTTGGACGCCGCCGTCGCGTCCAGCCGCGCCTTATACTTTTTGTCCCATGTTTTGGTGAGGCTCTTTTTGGTGTTGTCGACCTCGCGCTTAAAGGCCGACTGTTCTTTGCGCACCGCCCTGAGAGTGGCGGTCGCGTTATCCTTAAGGGAGATCACGCCGGACATAACATGCATCAGCCGTCACCCCCTAAGCCCCAAAATTGCCGCCGCTCCTCCTGAGCAGTCGCCATCGATGCCGCCAAAAATGCCCTTGACAATGTGTCAAGGGACAAAATGTAATCCGGCAGGATACCGCGCTGCAGGTAATAGTGGAGGAGGTACGCCTCATCGTCATGGGCAATCAGTTTTTTTGGCTGTCCACCAAGCTCACGGGATCGCCGGTGACGCCGCTGATCTCCAGCACCTGCAACACGATCTCCGCGCGCTCGTGCTGCTCAAATATCTCGGTGGCGTCAAGCGGGTCGGAGATCTGCCCAGCCTCCTGCAGCTGCTTTGCCAGCGCGTGCAGGTCCGGCTCCACGACGGCGGTATATACCGCCCGCTTATCCTGCCGCAGGGAGTCCTCGTTATCGCTATCCGTGACGTCCGCGATCTCGCGGGTGGTCAGGCTGCGGATGGTGATCTCCTCATCAATGGACGGGACATACAGCCGCCGCTTACGCGGGATGCGCTTATCCTCGAGGCGTTGGGTGGCCTTGGCGACCCACGCCTCGAAATCGGTCTTGGTGTGCTTGTCTGCCATATTGCTCCTCCTTATTTGATCCGATCCAGATTGATGAGGTCGGACGGCGTAAACCCGCCCGATACCTCCATTTCTGCCAACGCGCCGCGCTCATAAGAGACGGCGGGCAGGTCATTGAGCCAGCAGTTGCCCGCTGAGTAACGCTCGACCTGATGGCCGACCGCATCCGGGTCTTGCAGCTTGGCGATAATCTGCAACCGCTTATCGTTGCCCTTGATGTGCGCCTGACGGACGTCCTCAAATCGGCTGTATACCTTACTGAGCGTCAGCGTCCACTCCCCGGCGAGGCCCGTCAGCTTGCTGTCGACGTCAAGGCCCAGCTGCACGTCCTCGCGGTTAGCCGTAACCTTAAGCTCGACCTTTTTGGCCTCTGCGACGAGCTCTCCATCAATCCAGACCTCCGCATATGTGCCGGTAAGCGTCCTGTATCCCGGTATCTTGCCCATGCCTTACACCCCCTCACATGTTGACGCGGAGAGTTAAGTCCTCCATCGCGTCGACAAATTTGACGGAGCAGACCAGATAGACCGTGCTGCCCGTGTTGGCCGTGGCAATGTCGATGTCCTCCATCTCAGAGGTATTGATGCCGTGGGCCTCCAGATAGGCCCTCTGCGCGTCGATATCGACCGCGACTGTGCAGTCATAGTCCGGGTCGAGCACATCGCCCGCGAGCTGCTTATGGTAGTTGTCGATGGCCGCGACCAGCGCCTGCTTATGGTCGTAATTATTGACGACCTTGCCGACGTACTGGCCCGCAAACGTCGCGCTGATGTCGTCCCGGTACAGGTCGACGCCCTCTACGATCTTGATCTTGCTCCAATCCTCGCTCTTGTCCTCCGTGTAGGAGGTCAGGGAGTTGACGCCGCGCCCGATCTTGTATGCGCCGTTGTCGTCGATGATCACGAGCTCGCCCTTGTCGATGCGCTCGTCCGGGTCGTCGGGGACGGCTGCGGACGTGACGTCCGTCAGCTCATAGTAGGTGCTGCTGCGGCTCAGCGGCAGCCCGGCGAGGATACCGGCAATGCGCGCGCAATACTCCGCCGCCGTGCAGGGGTCTCCCGGCGCGAGATCGGAGACGATGGAGCCGGTCGTCAGGTTGATAACGCCCTCGTGATCCGCCGCCGTGTCGGCCAGCACCGCCTTGTAGGTCTTATGGTCGCTGTCGCGCGCCTGCTTGATCCACGCGACGACCGGGGCGGTCTGATCCGTTGTCAGCGCCGGGATCGTCAGGTAGTTCCACACGCGGCTCTTGAGCGTCTTGAGGGCCGCCGTATAGTCCTCCGCGTCCTCCGCGACGCGTAGCACGAGCACCTTGCTGGGCCCGCCCTCAAGGATCATCCGCAGGTATGCATAGTTGCGCTGCGTCCAGTGTGTGTAGTCCACGTCCGCGAGGGACGTATATACCGTCTCGGCAGCGCCGCCCTCGGTGTTATCTCTAAGGATGCAGGCGACGATCCCGCGCGCGCTGCGTTGGATCGCGGTCTGCCCCTTACTGGCAAATGTGATGTTAATCTCAGGTAATCCCACTCGTTACCCTCCCTTGTGGTGTGATAATATCCGCCTCCAGTGTCTCGGCCAGCGGGTACTGCTCCTGTACATCGGCGCTGTCGATATACGACAGCGTAAAGGTGCAGTGCAGTATCCGGTCGACGATCTTGTAGTCGACGCTGGGGACGGTGATCGCCCGGTCACCCCAACGGATGACCGGGCGGATGGAATGGTCGATGGTGTCGGCGAGCGCCCAATATCCGGCATTGTCCTCGCGGGCCGTATGCACGGCCAGGTCGATGACGACGCTGTGCCGCGTATGGTACGCGCTCACGGTCTCCCGGCTGACGGGCGTCAGGCCGATATAGATGTAATCTGTAATATTGGAGTTGCTCCCGTAATCGGTCTTGGCGAGATACTCGCTGGAGACGTCCATGTCAGGCAGCGCCCTCTTGATTGCCCGGACGAGGGCATCCTTGATATGCGTGTATACGTTGCTCATATTGCTCCTTATAGATCATGCGCCGCCATAAAGTCCTGCAGCCACGCGCGCAGGTAGGAGGGCAGCCGCTCCTCGACCTGCGCGAGGGAGATCTCCATCATGTGCGCGCCGGGGACGTATCCGCCGCCCCGCGTGCGGTGGCCGTAGTTGACAGGGTCGGCATACTCGAGATCGGTGTAGACCTCAACGACGTACTCGCCGCCCTTACGGACGATATCGCCCACCGTCCAGCTGCCGCGCAGGTGGCCGGTATCCTTGGGTGTGAGGTCGGAGGAGAGCCGCCCCTGCAGCTCATGCGCAATATCGAGCACGAGCCGCTGAAACTCCTGCGGCCACTCGCGGGCGGCTCGCTCAAACAGCTCGGCGTACTCATCGAGGCCGTCAAATCCATAATCCGTACTGCTCATACCGTATCCTCCACGAGCGTCAGCGGGATATTGTTGTGGCTCGGCTGCCGCTCCGGCTTGCCTGCGACGGTGCGGTACGTCTGTCCGAGGCGGGTGACGAGCACCGTGTCGCCGGGACGGATGTCCACCTCCGGGCGCACAAAGAGGAGATAGTCTGTCTTGACGTCGGAGGTTGCCCCGCCGCGCCGCAGCTTGCCGCCGGACGGGGAGGACAGGGCGCAGGGGATACCGCTCATCACGATCTCCCCGTCGAGCCCGTCCCGGATCACCGTCTCAAGATTGGGCAGCAGCCGCTTGACGGGCCGGTAAACGGTGCAGGCATCCCCATAGGTGGCGGCGAGGACGTCGGCCTCGCTGTGATGGATCATCATGGCTCCTCCCTCCTCGGGACGCCCGGCTTACGGTAACGCCACAGGATATCCTCATAGTCCTGCAGGTAATCCCGCGTAGCCTTGGCAGAGGATGATTGATCCCGATAGCTGATGGACGTGTCGCCCCGCGTTACGCTGGAGACCTGCTGGGGCAGGGTAAGCGTCCCATCGTCCCGCAGCATTGCCTCTGCCATTTGCGCCGCCACGATCTCCAGCGCCTCCGGCAGGTCGTCGCGGTTGCAGGATGCAAGGATCCTTGTAACAGCCATCAGCACACGCCGCCTTGCCGCAGTCTCATCCGCGACGGACAGGTCATAGGCGTACTTGATGCCCAATACGATCCGGTCGATCTGCTCAGTTACCGTCATTGCCCGCACCCGCTTTCGGGGCGGCCTTGCCGCCGCTCTTGGGCTTGGCTGCGGGCTTTGCGGGCTGCTCCTCCTCATCGAGGAGCGCCTTGGCAATAGTCTCATCGGTCAGGGGCTCCCCGGTGCGCAGCTGGTTGGCAATCTGGCGGCCAAGCTCCTCTACGTCGATGGTCAGGTTAACCTCATGCTCCGTCTCCGCCGCGCCGCCGGTGCGGGCAAAGCCCTGCTCCTCCAGCTTGCGGGCGGCCTCGTCCGAGGCCACCCTGCGCACGACGTTGTCACGCTGTAATGTAATCATATTGCACCCCCTCACTGGCTGGCTGGCAGGGCCTGCTTGCAGTTAACCCACACCTGCGGCCACTTGTTGTTGGTGATCCACAGGTCGTGATACTTACGATAATCGATCATCCACGAGCGCGCGGTCTGGTTGATTTCTGGGTCAAAGATGCGCACCTTGTCGGTGCGGGAGACCGCGATCGGCACCGTGCGCGGGCAGATAATCCAGTTGACGTCGAGCGCGTTTTCGGCGGGGGCAAATCCTCCCGTCTTTTGGCCCTCGGTCTTACCGTCCGAAAAGATATATGCGCTCTTGAGCCGCCCGGATCCGACGCGCCGGATCGGGTGCTCGCCGTTGAGGGCGCTTACCTTGAGGGTCACGCCGCCCTGCCCAAAATCGACGACGTCAAGCTTTTTGGATATCTCCGACGAGGTATCCAGGATAGCCGCGACCAGCGTGGACATGGTGATCACCAGCGGGGTGTCGTTGCCGACCGCGTCCTGCACGGCGGCCACGTCGTAGTATAGCTTGGAGAGGATGTCATCGGCGGACGGCG